CAACTCAATTTTCAACATGGTTCGGATGTTTTATGAGAATGTCCCGCATCCGGCTTTCAAACCGAATCTTTCTTCTGCGAGTGCAGCTACGCTTGTATTTGACGAGATCAACTCTCGGTACCGCGTTGGTACGGCGCGTTCGACGCAGACGGGTCGCGGACAAACCAATCGATTTGTCCACGGCTCGGAGGTTGCGTTCTATCCGCAAGGGGCAGACATCGTAGCGGGATTGCTGCAAACCGTGGGCGGTTCGGGCAGTGAGGTAATCCTCGAATCCACCGCGAATGGTGCCGGCGGCTGGTTTTATGACCAGGTGATGAAGTCTCTCCGCGGGGAGACCGACTGGATAACCTGCTTTGTACCCTGGTTTGCCATGGCTGAATATCAGGCCAAGGTGCGCCCGTACTTTGAGCGCAGCCGTGAAGAGGAGCAGCTCGCTGCAAAATACAATCTTAGCGATGAGCAGTTGCAGTTTCGTCGCAATAAAATCGATGAATTAGGCGGTTTTGATCTATTTAAACAAGAATACCCATCAAGCCCCCTCGAGGCTTTTCTTACTTCTGGGCGGTGTTTTGTTGAAGATGAAGTGCTGAGTGACGCTGAGAAAGAATGCTATACTCCTGATTTTATTGGAGAATTTCTTAGTGACGGTATGGCCATGCGCTCTAGTGGGCCCTATCGAGAATGGTATCCGCCAAGCTCGGACGAATCCTATGTGATTGGCGTCGATGTGGCAGAGGGCCTGTCATATGGTGATTATTCCTGCGCCCAGGTGCTGGATAGCCGCGGGAATCAAGTGGCCTGCTGGCACGGACACATAGACCCCTATGAGTGGGGCGGCATGGTTTCCAACTTGGGCAAAAGGTTTAACGGTGCCTATGTGATAGTGGAGCGGAACAACCATGGCCTGACCACACTACGGCGACTGCAGGAGCTGAATTACCCATCTTTGTTTGTGGAGAGCTCTGTCGATGGCGCCTACGGTGACAAGATCACCAAGCGCGGTGGTTTTCTCACCACGTCAAAAACAAAGCCACTCATCATCGATAACCTCGCTGCGCTGCTTCGCCAGCGTGACTCAGGCATCGCAGATATGAATCTGATCAAAGAGTTACGTACTTATGTGATTGATGAGAAGGGGGCGACAAATGCGCAAAGTGGGTGCTATGATGACAGGGTGATGGCTTTTGCCGTTGCCCTCCACGGATTGGCAAGTATGCCGCGGCCCAGATTTCATACGGCTGCTAGGCGTTTTCAAACTGTTGACAAGACGGTGGGATACTAATGGCAATGGACTCCGTCCTACAAGAAGTGCCCGGCTTCGACCCCGAGAACCCAGACGGCTCTCAAGACGTCGAGATGATGTCTTTGGGCTCAAAGCTTTCTGCACTGTATTCAGAATACAAAGACGCACGCAAGGAGACCGAGGACGAGTGGATCAAGGATCTGCGTCAGTTCTCCGGTCAGTATGACCCTGATACGTTAGCCAGGCTGCAAGATGCGCCTGGGTCCCGCAGCAAAGTGTTTGTGGGCTTATCTCGAACAAAGGTTATGGCCGCGTATAGCAGGCTTGTTGACCTTTTGTTTCAAAGCGGAGATGCCTTTTTCGCTGTAAACCCCACCCCTCGGCCTCAAATCAACCCGATTAAGCGCGCAGAAATGCAGCAAATGTTGGTCAACAACATTGTTCAGCTGGGTCAGGGTCAACCGGAGGAGGTGATTCGCCAGGTTCTTGCGGAGAACGAAGAGGCTATTCGCCAGGGTTTGCAGGATCAGGAGGATCGTCTGGCGATGATGGCAGCTGAAGAGATGCAAAAAGACATCGAAGATCAGCTGATCGAGGAAAATACAGAGCAGAAAATGAAGGAGGCTATTCTCGAGGCCTGTATTTTTGGCTCTGGGGCAATCAAGTCCGGCACCGTAAAGGTTGATCGCGTCCAGTCTTATCAGCGCGTTGAAGATGAGATGGGCCGATCCACATTTGCCATGGTGATGCAGGAGCAGGCCCGGCCTGAAATCGAGTCTGTTTCTGTCTTCGATCTCTATCCTGACCCGTACTGCACCAGCCTCGAGGACTGCTCAGGGTTATTTCGACGCCATGTGTTGACCCGGCCACAGTTTCGAGAGCTGTCTGAGCTCCCGGCTTTCGACTCAGAGATTATTCTTTCGATCTTGAAAAACAACCGCGGCGGTAATCATGAAGAGCAAGATCATGAGAGAACCCGTCGTCAGATTGCAGGTATTCAGGATCACGGCGACTCTCGCCGTTATGAGCTCCTCGAGTTTTGGGGAACGATAGATGGGTACGACCTGAAAGACGTGGGTGTTGAACTGCCTGAAGGTGCCGATCCCTCAGCTGACTTCGACGCTAACGTCTGGATTTGTTCAGGAAAAGTAGTGAAAGCCGCTTTGAATCCTGTTAAGGGATACAAGATCCCATACAACATTTTTCCTTATGAGCGCACGCCCCACCAGTTTTGGGGAGTTGGGGTACCCCGCATGATGCGTGACTCGCAGCAGACTATGAATGCAGCGACCCGTATCTGGCTGGACAATATGGCTCTTAGCTCAGGGCCTATGGTGGAAGTCAACACCGATCTGCTCGCTGCGGGTGAGGATCCAACAGACCTTCATCCGTGGCGGGTCTTTTTGCGCTCCGGTGGAGACGGTTCAATGCCGGCGGTGAGGTATTACCAACCCATAGCCAACGCTAATGGACTCAATCAAATCATCGAGCTATTCCGCCGATTTGCTGATGAGACAACGTCACTGCCCAGTTACACCCATGGCGAGCAAACCAAGAGCCTAAACAAAACAGCTACTGGTATTAGCATGTTGATGGGTGCCGCTAATGTGGCTCTCAAGAGCACCATCAAAAACATTGACGATTTTCTAATTCGGCCTATGATAGAATCTTTATTCCATTTCAATATGAACTTTGGAATGAATGAGCGTGCCAAGGGTGACCTGAAGGTTGTGGCGCGTGGAAGCACAGCACTCGTGCAGAAAGAAGTGCAGAGCCAGAGACTCCTGCAATTCCTCTCTCTGGTCTCAAATCCCATGGACTCTCAGCTGGTCGATCGAGCCAAGCTTTTGCGTGATATCGCGCAGAGCATGGACATCGATCCTGCTGACGTTATCAAGTCTGAGGAGCAGCTAATTGCCGAACAGCAAGCAGCCTTACAGCAACAGCAAATGCTCGCCGAGGCAAGCCAGGGCGGTCAAGGTCTTGGCCCTGACGCCGGAATGGCCGGAGCTGGTGGAGTTGCTGGAGTCTAGACTTTTTGACGCTCAGGTCAGACTAGAGAACGCCGGGGAAAAAGATTTTAGGTTTGAGCAAGGCCGTGTAGCAGAGCTGCGCGTTTTGCTTGGACTAGAACAATCTGCGGAAGCAGTTATAGAGGCTGAGAGAAACCCGAGAAGGGGCTCTAGCTTCGAGTGACGGACACCCCATCGAGGAACCGTAAATGGCAAAAGTAAACCCTGAGCAATTGGAAGCGGAAGCTCAACAAATGATCGCTGAAATGAAAGGCGAGGTGGAGGCCCCTCAAGAAGAGGATACCCCAGAAGCCCAGCTAGAAGTTGAGGCGCAGGCACCCGAAGAGCCAACGGATACTGCCAGAGAAGTTGAGCAGGCTCCCGTCGAAGACAGTGAAAGCGGCGAAATGTCTGAGACGGATCTAGCCTTGAAGAAGGCGGATGAACGCTACCGAAATGCCCAGAAGAAGATGACTCAGGCGACACAAGAGTCAGCGGATCTCAGACGATTACTCGAAGAGACCAATGCTGAACTGAAAAACCTGAAGCGTCAGCTTGCTGAAAAGGACGTCGATCTAGAAAAGTTAAAGGCAGTTAGGGAAGAGTATCCAGACTTAGCCGGCCCTATTCTAGATATGGTGGACAAGACGCAAGCACAGGTAGCCGAACAAAATGAAGAGCTTGAAAGGCTCCGCCAGATGCGACAGCAGGAAGAAGTGAATGCTGCCCAGGCAGCACACATGGC